ACGGCCCTACAGAAGGGCCCAATGACGGGTGTCTGGCCATCGGTCAGTGCAAAGGCACGGCATTTCTCCAGCAGTTTCTCCACCTCGGTGACGCCATGTAGCGTCACGGTGGTGTGGAACTTCGACAATTGCCTGGGGAGGTCACACATGGAGTTGGGATCGCCCCACCAGACGGTGGACATGTACTTACGTCCAAGAAATTCCACGCCTGCTTGCCCTCTGTTCACTCTGAGCGCCTTCAGGATGAAGCCCATCTTGTCGGCGGCGGCTTCCAGCATTGCGACTTCGATGTCACCCGTGACACCATCGTCGCCTGCGAACTGCCCCTTCTCGGTGAGATTCTGCCATGCCTCATCAGCCTGGACGTACGTGCGGTGGGGACCGTGTTGGCTGACAACAGTCATGCGCCATGCCATGTACGCCACAAAGGCATTGAGGAATAGGTTCCAGATTGCGGTTCCCATCTCACCAGAAATGCGCGCGAAGTCAGCATCGTACTTGGTACCCTGAGCACAGCGGACCTTCTGGTTGTACTGCGTCTTATGGAGTTTCTCCAAGATGGTGAGGTAGTCTGGTCCGAATGCGTGAATGAGCATCTTCCATTCGAGAAGACGAGCCACAGGCGATACCGTTGCATCAAACCGGGTGTAGTCAGTGTTGACCACGTGGTCTGATTTCTCGCAAACATTGGCTATGCCTTTGGCGACTTCAGCTGGGGGCTTACCGAATCCGTAAAATGGCAGAGACTTCGCTGTCTCATACATTGCATACATGAAACAGGCGATGTGCATCTTGCTGTTGCCATCAAACGTACCGATTAAGCGTGGGTCACCAGCTTTCTGTGAGGCCTCTTTCTTCACGAATGCCGTTACGAAGCCTCGAGGGGGCTCCACCTCTCCACGATCAAGGATTTGACGTTGGGAGGCACGGGTTTGGCGTTCACGCACTTGCTCAATGGTGAGTGGAACTAAAGACCCTTTCGGGATAGCTCTCTCAATGAACTCCTGCATGCAATCCATCATGAAGTACTCATACTTCTGGGCACTGGGTGGTCGCTTGTAGTCCTTGACCCTGGTCTTGACAGCATGCTCCTCATTGGACTTGCTCTGGAGTGGCGCATGAGCGCCGTTCACCAGAGGGCCCATGAAAGGAACAAGACTCGGTTTGTCCTCAGGGTTGTACTTAGCGGGATTGTGGTCGAAACTGATCACACCATTAGCCACGGGGAAAACGGTGTCCATCTCACCATATTTCTCCTTAACGGTGGCACGAAGCCAGGCTGTCATTACCGAAGCTGATGCCTTCATCTCCCTTAGGCCATTCTCCTCAAAGAATTGCATCACTGATGGTTGGCCAATCTTCACGGAGAGGGACTTTGCTAAGTTGACTAGAGCGTCATCGAAGCGTGCTGGGAGGTATGAGCTAACATGCTGACCTGGTACTCCGGTAGTGGTGAACAAACCCTGTGGGGTCTGAGCGTGGAACCTAATGAAAGGGCCACTCGGAGTGTGCTGCACCGGTCTGAACCTCCGTGGTCTAGTGCCCTGCAGTCCGTTGGCCAAGATGGCAGGAGCGCCATTCCAGCGTCCGGAAGGGGTCAGGAGCACCAGGGAGTGGTGGTCATCTACGCGGCGTCTGTCCACAAGGAAGAAAGCAACCTGGGTTGGAATGCCACAGGTCGTGCGGACGCACTTGAATTGGTCAGTCTCAAAGTTCCATAGTAGGTGAGTGTAGGTGGCTCCGCCTGATACGCGGGACACCAGCTCACCCTTTTCGTTGAAAGTGAAACTAACCTCTCCAAGATCGTCTGCAGCCTTCGTCACCGTGAAGGTGAAGAGGAGCACGGGCTTGTGCTCATCACACAGAAAGGCCTCTAGATTCGTGAGGTACGAATCCACATCCGTCATGTTGATGATGGTGTGTTCACCTGTTTGGAAAGGTCGGTACTCTGCAAGTACGTCCTTGCCCCAAAAGAAGTGACGTGAACCATGCTGGTTAGCCCTCTGGTTAGCAGGAGACATCTGGTAATGAAAGCTCTCCTTGCCGCTGTTCCTAGCCACTTCTTCCATGAACCTCACAGCGGTAGCACGAGCTGCTGCGGCGGTTCCATGGGTGTGGTTCTGGTGCGGTGGGAGTGGTCTCATGATCTGTTTGTTGAATATTTCACGAAGAGAATTCGGCTCGGCTGCCGGCTTCTCCTTCGTAGCTGCTAAAGAACGTGAGACAAGATCTTGTCTCCAACGCTCAAACCACATGTATGGTAGTTTAGTGATAAGGGTCACGAGTCCACCTGTGGCGCTGCTGCCAATAATTATGGCCGTCAAGAGTACCATGTTTAGTCACAAAGTAATTCTTGGTAATAACTGATTTGTCGATATCAGTCA